CCTTCTTTAGCCATGTTAGTACATTTTTGTTTTTTTACGTCTATCGCTCATGACAGCTCCACAACCTCTAGCTATACCGCCCATTTTTAAACCTTGAGCTCTTAGTCTAGATGTTGCTTCCATTAAGCCGCCGCCTTTTTTATTTGGTCTTTTGATTACACCTCTACCCATTAGAATATCTTTCATTGTAACTTTACCATCACCTGAAAGATCTGGGAAAGATTTACCGCCTTTTTTAAGTTGAATTCTACCACCCATAGCTTTGCTAGGTTTAGGTCCTCTAAAGTCTTTTCTTTTTACACCAGATGGGTCTTTAATTTTACCTGCACAGATTTTGCTAGCGTATGCGTTAGCATATGCTGAGGGATATACTTTAAATTTTCTTTTTGCTGCTGCTTTTCCTCTTGGACAAAGTTTAGTCATTATTTGCTCCTTAATATCTTAATATTTTTTTCCATAGTCTTATTAAGCTTATCTAAGCCTTTCCCTGTTTCTTTTATAGTTTGAGTCAAACTAAATCCAGCTGCATCCATTTTTGAAATACCAGCTCTTGTCTTCATGTCACCCACAGATTTAGAACCTTTAATTTTTGATTTAGGTTTTACACCTGTAATTGTTGGGGACACTTTTGCTTTTCTACCAAGCATGCCAAAACCTTTTTTAGCTATTCCAAAGATCCCCATAATACTACTTGTCCTTTTTCATTTTGGCTTTTTTCTTTTTAGCCATAACGAATGGTTTAAGCTGAGGAGGAATTTTTCCACCTTTTTTGTATCCCTTTGGAGATACTTGCTTATTATATAATCTGTTCGCCATTATTTTTTTCCTCCGTTTCTAAATATTTGTGTACCCTTTATACCAAAAATTGATGCAACTACAAGTATCCATAGGTTCGTAAACCAAGATGGAAGAGTTGAAAAGTATTCAAAGAATAATTTTACCTTATCCATTGCCTCTGGGTCGTCAGATATCACTGCCCAGGCTAGCACAACAATCGGCGCGCTTAATATAAGCAAAACGAATTCGTCTTTCCAATCCGTTTGCCTAGCTTCAAGAAGCTTGCCCTGGTAAGCTTCCTCACCCCGAGCCATCTTTTCTGCATGCATAAGTTGGGCATCAGACATAGCCATTTTCGTTTTTTGACGATTAGAATATATCTTTGCGCCAGCTTGCATGGCTATTTTTGCCAAACTGAACCAAGCCATTAGTACGCCTTTGAGTTTCTTCTCTTTTCAGCTAGCATTCTTTTTTGTCCACCAACTGGCATTTCAGGTTTTCCTGTGCCAATGTAGTTAAATGCTTTGTCAGCTGTAGTTTTAGATCTAGGGTCTATCTCAACACTTTGATCTGCAACTTTAACTTCTTTAATTTTATCTAGTTTTTGCATTTTTACTCCTTGTTTTTCTTTTCTCTACCCCTTTTATCGTGCCTTTGTTTTTAGACGCGTAAAAAACTGTTATACCACGTTTCTTGCCGTATTGTTCCTTCATGGATTTCATAATTTTACGGCCTTTTTTGTTCAGTGGCATTATTCTTCAACCTCAATAGCAGTTATACCTGGTTTGTCGGCCTTTGCAAGGCTAACTCCAGCTCTTAATTTTGCTAATTTTTCGTTTTGATCCATTTTTTCATCAACAATGTCTCTTGCTTGCATTAATTTAGCTCTTGCAAGATCGTTTTTGTCTTCATCAGCTTGTTTTTTACGTTCATTTTCCATTGCTCTAAGGTCAACTTCTCTTGCTTTTAGTTTTAAAAGTGGATCAGAGTCAAATTGTGATGTAATTTTCTTTTCTTCCATCATAAAGTCTTGTGTCATCTCTGCAATCAACACAGATTTTCTTGCTTCTACCTCTTGTGTGATAGCTTGTGCTTGTCTTGCAGCATCTGGATTAATTGGAGCTTGTTGTTGTAGCACTTGTAGTTGTTGTAACTGCTCTCTAAACTCTAATTGTACCTGTTCTTGTGCCATTAAACTAATATGCTCTAAAATATTTTTTTGTATTGCAGCCATAATAGCTGGATTATTTCTAACCATGTTAGTTGACATGAAGTTTAAGTGTGCTGTGATGTGTGCTCTGTGATCTTGACCAGGAAAAGCTTGGAAAGGTTTACCTGCAAGAGCCATAATGTGTTCCATACTTGGATCCATAGGCTGCACTGGGGCAGGTGGTGGTAAAACTTGGTCTATGTTTTTAACACCAATAGCTTCATACATGTTTCTGTACGCTGCATATAAATTATGAATCTGTGGATTGGATGTAGCTAGTTGTAATTCTGTTTGTGCTAGTGTGATTCGTTGTGACATTGAAAATATATTAGGGTCTGCAACAGGTAGTACATCTACTCTAGCATCAAAGTCTGCTTGTTTGATTACTCTTGCAGCACCAACAACATCGTATGGATATTCTGGTGGTAAGTAAGTTGCGATAACACTTGATAATAATTTAAATTCTTTTTTCATCGAAGTGTATAATCTTTTGTGGATAGCAGACATAACCTTAGATCCTCTTTCTAAAAGAGCAATCGTTGTTCCTACAGCTGCATTTTGTGTGCCTTCACCAGTTTGTAATTCTGATATGGCAGCGAATCTCTGACCTGCTTGAACCACAATACCCATTAATTGTAATAGAGTAGCTGATGGTTCTTTGTATGGTAGAGGATAGAAAGCATCACGAAGACTGCCTCCTGGGGCATCTACGTCTTTAAATTCACCAGGTTGAATTGGTGCTGCTTCATCTCTTACCCGCACCCCTCTTTGTTTAAAACCAGCAGGTAGGTTTGACAAAGTTCCTGCATCTAATAATTGGCGGAGAGCGACTGTTGCAGTTCTACTCAATCCGCCAATCATATGTATCAATCCAAATCCGTAGAATCCTAGTCCTGGCAGAAATTTAAAGTGGACAAAATATTGGACCCTTTGTTTTTTTGGATCGTTGGGCGCATAGTTCCTTCTTATCGAAAGAACCGTTCCACTACCTTCATCGATTGTTACAATGTAAGGTAGTTTGATACCAGATGGCTCGCCATCTGGACCAAGATCTTCGAAGCCTTCTAAATCTAGATCGACATGACACTCAAGAAGAGTATACATCGTTTGTTGTTTTCCAGATTTTTTAGTGCCTTCTAATTCTTTTTCTTTTTTAGAAACTTCATCATTTGTTGTCATCGCTGGTGGACCTAACTCCACATCAGAATAGAAACCAGCAACTTGTTGTTTTCTTAAATCATTTTCAGATAATTTTATAACGTGAATGATAGATTCGGCATCATCTAAACTGTTGGCTGTGTAGGGCACAATTAAATCATCCGCAGGTATGAATTTAGATACCGCTCTACCCATCATCGAATCATAGTAAACTTTTTTAAATGTAGAACCAGCTAGTGGTAAATGAAATAACATCGAATCAAACTCTGGCTCATACTCTTTCATCTGATCCATGATTTGATAGTTCATGAAATCTTTAACACGCTGCGCTTGTTGTTCTTTTGCAGGCGTAGGGTTTCCAAGTATCTGTGTTCTTACTGGACCGTCTGCTGGTAATAGCTCTTTGTATGCTGTGGCTTGGAACTGTGTAACAGCTTCTGCCAACACTGGGTGCGTTGCACCTGAAGCCCCTTGAAACGGTTCCGTTCTATTTTCGTATTTAAATCCTAATAGGTCAAGTCCTTCTGTGTAAGATCTTTCCCAATCTTTTCTAGACATTTTATAATCTAGATAATTTGTTTTCATCTCTGTACCTAGAGGTTCTAAAACATCCTCTGGTAAGATATCTGCAAGATTGTCAAAATGTGATTCGGTGCCAGGTATGTTAATTGCACCTGGTTCAAAGTCGATCGTTGCACCACCATCTTCTTCGGGTGTAACTTCAACAGGTAATTGTTCTTTGATTTCTTCCTTTATCTCGACCTCTTCGCCCGGAACTTCGACCTTGGTACGAGTGTTAGGAAGTCCTTTATCTATATCTGCCATTTAAACTCCTATCGTTTCTTAACATTTTTTAGTAGAGAAGCCAAGCCCTCCGAATCAGGTCCTTTTTCTGGTGGTGGGCCTGACTCTTTACCAGCTAACTTAGCAATACCTCCACCAGCTGCAGCAAACTCTGATATACTTTGTTGCTCTGCATCGAACAATCTTCTTTGCTCTGGTGTCATCTCTTGCATTCTTCTTCTTTGTTCTGCTCCTAATCTACCTAACTGATAAACACCTTCGCCCGCTAAAGTTGCAAGACCAAGAGGTGATACTACTCTTGCAGCTCTTGCTGCAAGTTGTGGTGATAAACCTAAATTAAAAAATCTTTGTACAATCGGTGCTGAACTAACTCTACTTGTTTGTCTAACAAGTTCTGGTGCAAAAGCGGCCTCTGCACCTAGTGCAGCTCTATCTATGCCGCTAGATAAATCTGGTTGAAAAGCTAGGTTCAAAGCCACAGCTCCTGTTGGAGTTGGTATGGCTTTAATCGTTTCACCAACACCTTTTAATAAACCAATGTTTGCGCCAAGGGTTGGGCTTGAACTTTGTGCTGTTCTTCTCATTAAAGTTTCCGTAGGTGTTTTAACTGTTCGTAGACCACCGCCTTTAATCATTCTATCAGAAAATTTTGTTAATCTATCTATTTGATTTTCAAAAGATAATTTTGGGCCAACAACTTTTTTTCCACCTTTAACAGTGGTCTGTACTCCTAGTTTTTGTGCTTGTTCAGGGGTTTCTACCATTTTAGCTCCAATGTTTGCTTTATAAGTTTGAATGGATAAATTTTTTAAAGGGTCAACAGCAACACCTTTGTTATGTTGTATATTTAATGGAGCTTGAACACCCGTTGCTTTTTGTAATCCCTCTAATAATGTGGTTTGATCTTTGGTGATAGGATCGATGTAAGGTGTAAGTTTTAATTTTTTTATATCGTTAAAAACTTCTTTGTATTCTTTAAATCTAGGATCATTTTTCTTGATAACATCAAAGTCTATAACATCACCTTTTTTAACATCTTTAATTTTTAAACCTTTAAACCCTTTGTCAAAAGTGTTGTCTTTTGCAAACTGAAATTTTTTTCCGCCTTGATCAATATGTCTTTTTAGGTCTCTTAAAATAAATTCTTCAACGGTGCCTGCTCTAGGTATTCCTCTTTGTTTTATAGCCTCATCAAAAACTTTTTTAAAATCTTTAAATTTTACTTTTTCAAAAGCTTTGTTTCCAGCTCCAACCCTTGTAGACGTATTTGTAACTGCATCTCTAATTTTAGGCCAATTAGGGTTTTCATTTAAAATATTTCTTATAACCCCTATGTTATCAGTTTTTATATTAAATTTTTTACCATAAATTTTTTCATAAATTTTGTTTGGAGAGGAGTCTATTAAAGGTTTTTTACTTTTACTAACATCATCAACAATTTTATCTACTTGTTTTTTAATTTTATCTTTAAAAGGCGAGGGTTGTCCCACTAGTTTACTAGACTGATTTTCTGACAAATATTTATAAACAGTTGGTTTAGAATAACCTGTGTCTTTTGTTAAATCACTTATACTAACTTTTCCTTTATTTTTTAAAATTTTTTCAAAAGAATCCGATACAGTTTTTTTTACTTCGCCACCATTTTTTAATCTAACATATCCGCCTTTATTGTAGCCCTGACGCATGAGATGCGCCATCATCTGTTGATAGTCCTTATATGACTTCATTATTCTCCTAGCATGTAAGCTAGGCCTCCGCCTGCTTTATTCGATCTTTCTCCAACCTCTAATAAAATATCATCTAACGAATCTAAACCATCTTCAACTTCTTTCATCTTACCTTCAAAGTCTGGTTTGACCGTAACCTCTTCGTATTCTTCTGGAATGATTCCATCCTCTGTAGTCTTACGTGGTCTGAATGCCATGACTTCTTCTTGCACGATGCCTGTTTCATATTCATCACCGTACATCGCACCACCCTCTTTGTTTCTCTTAACAACAATCTCACCAGAAGATAAATCTTCTACAAGTTCATAGTCCTTGTATTTTTTACCTACTTCTCTTTCAACGGATGTAAGTCCTGGTGCATCATCACCAAACATTTTAATTTTCTCTACAAGTTTTGTGAAGTATGCTGGTACACCTGCGAATCTTCTAGCTACCTCTGGATTCTGAGCAACCTTTACAGCAGGTTTAATAAATTTACCAAGAACAGGTATGGAAGCTAGGCCTCCTAAAATTTTTATAAATTTTCTTTTACTTGGATCTACTGGTCCACCTTCTTCAAGACTCATGATTCCTGTTTGCATTGGCTGCATCATTTGTGGCATCGTTTGCATAATACCACCCGGTATCATTTGTGGCATTGGGTTTGTAAATAATTGAGTGCCAAATCTATCTGACATCGTAAATGTATCTCTAGTATCTTGAGTAAATTGATCACCAGCAAAACCTGCAAGACCACCGCCTTCCATTTTTTCAGGGTCGTCTTTCATTTTTTCTTTTTTCTTCTTAAGCCTTTCAACAGCTTCTTTGTTTTGTCTTTCCATTCTAGCTTTCATCTCTGCTTCTGTTTCAGGTTTTCTAGGTTTCATTTTAGGTTCTGGTCTTGGTGTAAAAGGGTCCGTGATTCTTGTTTCAGGAAAGGGTATCACCTGACCTCGATCTAATTTTTCTATTTCTTTTGCTTGGTTTCCTAAAGTTCTAAGCTCATCGAAGCTTGGCTCACGGCCATAGTTTTTTCTAAACTGTCTTAGTAATCCCATCAAAATAAATTTCATTAATAATACCTCTTCGGTCTAGGGTCTTTTTTTTCGTCGACATAATCTTCTGGGTGTCTGATCAATCCGCCCTGCCTGAAGCGCATGACCGCTTGTGTTGTAGAGTCCACAAGGTCGTCGTGGTCACCGTTTGGAAATGCTGCACATTCCTCGATCACCTCCTCTGCAAATTTCTGATCTGGCGCCCATATCATTCCAGACTCAAAAAGAGGCGCAACGGCGTTTACTCTTGCATGTTTATCATTTCCCTTGCTAGGTGTAAAGTTAATAACTGGGATGTTCATTTGCCGAAGTTCGTAGGTCAGCGGTAGTCCTGATGCCTTCGATTCGATGATAACTGATTCGGGCTTCCAATAGTCGTATTGTTGTAGAGCCACACGTCTAAGCTCTGGAAACTCGTATCTGCCTTTGATGGCATCTAATAATATTAAGTTAGCTGGGCTATCTTCATCTGGATAGAATATACCCCATGTTGTGATCGCAGAATAATCAGCGGTCTGTTTCTTTAAAAAGGCTGTATCGTAAGATTGTATGACATGCTGCAGAGGTGGTATCTCATCTTGAGTATACTTCATCCACCATTCACGTTTTAGAATCGCTCCTTCTTCTGATGTAGGAGCTTGCATCCACTGGGCATTCCATTTGTGAACAGGTAGTGATGCTTTGACTTTCTCTAACTCTTCCGTGTTCCAATATTCAGGCCACACTGGTCCGTGGTCCATCAATGCCGGAAACTCGACCACGTGCCACTGGTCAGACTTTGCTTCTTTCTGATTCGCTATAAGTTTTGCTGTTAGATCTTTGGTAGACCATCTTGTCATCACAAGAACAATCTTACCGCCTGGTTGAAGTCGTTGTCTTGGTCCTGAAGTATACCATTCGTACGCTGATTCTAATGCTGTAGGTGATAATGCATCTTGCTCCGAATGTGGATCGTCAATGATTAATAGATCCGCGCCCCGTCCTGTAATAGCTCCACCTACACCAGCTGCAAAGTATTCGCCGCCTTGAGAAGTTTCCCAACGTCCTGCAGCTTTTGAA